TGGCTCAATGCCTTCTCGAGCCCGTGGACTCCGTGGGAGAAGATCGTCCTCAAGTTCCTCGACGCCAAGGATGACCCACAGCGCCTCAAGGTCGTCTACAACACCCTGCTCGGCCAACTGTGGGAAGATCGCGGCGACCTCGAGGATGAGGACACCATGCTCACCCGCCGCGAGGACTACGGCACCCGCTCGGACGGCACCCCTGTGGAGCTGCCTGACGGCGTGCTCGTGCTGACCTGCGGCGTCGACACTCAGGACAACCGCCTCGAATACGAAGTAGTCGGTCACGGGAAGTATGGCGAGACGTGGGGCATCGTCAAGGGCTACATCATGGGCCGGCCGGACACCCCGGAGGTCTGGCAGCGGCTCGACGACGTGGTCGACCACGTCTACAAGTTCAAAAACGGCCGCGGCCTGAAGATCTCCATCACCTGCGTCGACTCCGGCGGCCACTTCACCCAAGAGGTCTATGAGGCGTGCCGGGCCCGCGTCGGCAAGCGCGTCTTTGCCATCAAGGGCAAGGGCGGCGACGGCATCCCCTTCGTCTCGCCCCCGAGCAAGGTGCCGATCCGCGACAACAAGCGGATCACCTGCTGGCTCTACACCATCGGCGTCGACGCTGGCAAGGCGACGATCATGGCTAATCTGAAGGTGCAGGAGCCCGGGCCAAAATACTGCCATTTCAACCGGCACCCCGACGCCGGTTATGACCTCAATTTCTTCAACGGGCTCCTCTCCGAGAAGCTGGTGCTCACGCACACGCGCCGCGGCGACCGCTGGGCGTGGGAGAAGCTGCCCGGGCACAACCGCAACGAGGCCCTCGACTGCCGCGACTACGCCAACGCCGGCCTCAAGATCATCAACCCCGACATGGACGCCATCGAGCGCCGCCTGCAAGGGCTGGAGGAAAAACCGAAGGCCCCGCAGCAGCGACGGCAGCGGCCACGGCACAACCGGGCCGACGCCTTCGACGACTGGTAAGGAGGACACACCACAATGAGAAAGACCCGCGAACAAATCGAGTACCAGCTCTCCATTAAGAGGAACCGGCTGGAGCTCTACCTGAAGCGAGAGGCTGAGATGCTGGACGGAGGCGTCCAGAGCTACGGCATCGGCTCGCGCAATCTGGCCCGCTACAACACCGACCTCGGATCCATCCGGGCCGCCATCAAACAGCTCGAGGCAGACATCGAAGCCCTCGAGGCCGCACTGAACGGCGAGAAGCCGCGAAAAGCTGTGGGAGTAGTGCCCCGAGACTGGTGAAAGAAGACCCGAAAGGGGCTTTTTTCATAGGCCGACGCCGGGAGTTTTCGCTCCTTTTCTCCCGACTCGGCCATCTTCACCATGAAGGAGGTGAGCACCATCAGCAAAAGAAAAAGCAGAAGCCGCCCACAGAACAGGCGGCAGCAGCCGCGCCCTGTGAATAAGGGCTACGGCGACGCCGGCGCGAGCTGGCACAAGAAGGCGACCAAGGGCTTCAGAGCTATGAGCGGCAGCCCGAAGGAGGACATCGACGCCAACAACTACACCCTGCGGCAGCGTGCCCGGATGCTTTACATGGCGGCCCCGATCGCCACCTCTGCCATCCGCACCAACCGCACCAACGTCGTCGGCATCGGCCTCCAGCTCAAGAGTCGGATCGACCGCGAGGCGCTCGGCATGACGCAGGAGGCCGCCGACGCATGGCAGGCTCAGGCCGAGCGTGAGTTCGCTCTCTGGTCTGAGAACAAAAGGGCGTGCGACGCCACCGGCGTCAACAACTTCGCAGCCATGCAGCAGCTCGCACTCTCCTCGTGGCTGGTCAGCGGCGACGTGTTCGCCGTCGTGAAGCAGTACGAGCCGACGCCGCTCACACCCTACTCGCTACGCCTGCACCTGATCGAGGCTGACCGAGTCGCCACGCCAACGACCTCCGGCATCATCACCCCGATGCTGCTGACCACCGGCAAGGCGGCCAACGGCAACACCATCTACGACGGCGTCGAGGTGAACGACGACGGCCAGATCGAGGCGTACCACATCCGCAGCACCTACCCCTTCGAGCTCGGCAGCACGACGACAACGTGGGCCCGTGTTCAGGCATACGGCGAGCGGACTGGCCTGCCGAACATCCTGCACGTCATGGAGAGCGAGCGCCCGGATCAATACCGCGGCGTCAGCTATCTCGCGCAGGTCATCGAGCCCCTGCTCCAGCTTCGCCGCTACACCGAGAGCGAGCTGACTGCGGCGGTCGTCGAGTCGTTTTTCACGGCCTTCATCAAGACCGAGGCAGGCGCCGGCGACAACCCGTTCAACGAGGTCGGGAGCAGCCTGCCGGAGGTGAGCCGAGATCCTAACGAGTACGAGATGGGCCCCGGCCAGATCAACATCATGGAGCCCGGCGAGGACGTGACCTTTGCAGACCCCAAACGGCCGGCCAGCGGCTTCAACACCTTCCTGCGTGCCATCTGCGAACAGGTGGGCGCGGCGCTCGAGATCCCGGCCGACCTGCTGCTCAAGAGCTTCAACAGCTCGTACAGCGCCAGCCGCGCCGCCCTGATGGAGGCGTGGAAGGCGTTCCGCATGAGGCGCAAGTGGTTTGTCGATGACTTCTGCACGCCGGTATATGAGATCTGGCTCTCCGAAGCCGTCGCCCGCGGCCGCATCAGCGCCCCGGGCTTCTTCGCAGACCCGGCGATCCGCGCCGCATACCTCGGCGCCGAGTGGATCGGCCCCTCTCAGGGACAGCTCGACCCGACGAAGGAGATCACGGCCGAGATCCTCGCCATCGGCGAAGGCATCACGACCAGAGAGCAGGCGACCATCCGACTCAACGGCGGTCAGTGGGACGCCAACGTCGACCAGCTCGCTCGGGAAAACGAGAAGCTGCGCGCAGCGCAGGGGCAGGTCGACCAGAGCACAGCGGCCAGCGGCACGATCTCCGCAGCTCTGCGGGAGGCGATCGTCGCCGAGGCCATCAAAAGCATCAAGGAAGGAGACAAGCATGAGAACGCATAACACTCCCCGGCTCTGTGCCGGGCCTCAGACTGCGGGCACGCCGATCAAGTTCTGGAACGTCGCCAGCATCGGCGACGACGAGGGCGAGATCACCCTCTACGGCGACGTCGTGAGCCGTCAGCCTGTGGACTGGTGGACGGGCGAGCCCGAGCCCGGCCTCTACATCGCGCCCGAGAGCTTCATGGAGGATCTCGCGGCCGTCAAGGGCAAGAGCAATATCACCATCAAGATCAATAGCTGCGGCGGCGACCTCTACACAGGCATCGCCATCCACAACGCCATCAAGGGCCTGACCGGCCACAAGGTCGTCGTCGTGGAAGGCATCGCGGCCAGCGCGGCCAGCGTCATCGCCTGCGCAGGTGACGAGGTGCAGGTCTATCCCGGCAGCATGGTGATGATCCACGGCGTCGCCGGGCTGCTCTACGACTACTACACCCTCGCAGACCTGAAGAAGCTCCAGAAGGACTTCGACGCGAGCGAGCGGGCCATCGCGGAGATCTACCACGCCAAGACCGGCATCGAGGTCGACCAGCTCCGCAGCATGATGACCCGCGAGACGTGGATGGTCGGGCAGGAGGCTATTGACAACGGCTTTGCCGACACTCTGCTCACGGACGAAGGCCCCGACGTCACCCTGAGCGCCGACAAGAAGGTGCTCCTCGTCGCCGGCATCCGACACGACGTCAAGGGCTTCAGACACATCCCGGGGACGATCCCCATCGACAACAGCATCCACGCCGCCCCTGCGGCTGGAAATAAACACGCGGCCGCCAAGAACGACGGCCCCAAGAAGGAGGACAACAAGACCATGACCCTCGAAGAAATGAGAGCACAGCACCCCGACGTCGTGGCTCAGATCGAGCAGCAGGCGGCCGAAACTGCCAGAACGCAGGAGCGCGCCCGCATCGAGGCCATCGACAGCATCGCCGCAAGTGTGGGCGACGCGCAGCTCGTCAGGGACGCCAAGTACGGCGAGACCCCCTGCACCGCTGAGCAGCTCGCGCTCAAGGCTATGCAGAAGCAGGCGGCCCTCGGTGCCAAGCACCTGAAGGACGCCAAGGCTGACAACGACAAGTCCGGCGCTGCCGGCGTCGGCGCTGCCCCTAACGGCGGCGAGGAAGGCAGCGAAAACGACGACAAGGCAAAGGTGGACGCCATCGTCGGCCTCTACAACTCCACCAAGTCTCAGAACGGAGGTAAGAAGTAATGAGCAAGAGACTGGACGAAAACCTCGGCAGCGTCGGCTATGACGGCCTGATCGTTGCCAACGAGCCCGTCGCTGACGTGCTCACCGTGACCATCCGCAAGGAGACCACCGCCGCGGCCACCTATAAGCGCGGCACCGTGCTGGCCCTGTCTGCTGGCACCGCCGGCGATGGCAAGCTGGTGATCCTCGGCTCCACCGCGACCACCAACGAAACCCTGACCGCCAACTGCATCCTCGCCGAGGACGTGGAAGTCGGCACCACCGCGGACGTGACCGTGCTGGCCTACCGCACCGGCCACTTCGCCCGCAACAAGCTGGCCGTCGCAAGCGGCTACACCCTGAAGGCGACCGACGAGGAGGAGCTGCGCAAGGCCGGCATCCTGCTCTCCGACGCCATCGAATACTAAGAGAAGGAGGACAACAAAATGCCTTTTAACTTCTACGACACCCACACGCTGCTCATGGCCGTGCAGCAGCTCACCCCTGCTGCGACCTTCCTGCGTGACCGCTACTTCCCCACCAACGACGCGAGCGACATCTTCGCCACCGACGACGTGCTCGTCGAGTTCCGTGACGGCAGCAAGAAGCTGGCGCCCTTCGTGGCCCCTCGCAAGGGCGGCGTCACCGTCCTGCGCGCCGGCTACAATATGGAACGCTACACCCCGCCATTCGTGGCTCCTCGTCGCGTCCTGACCCTCGACGAGCTGCGCAAGCGTGGCTTCGGCGAGGCTCTCTACTCTCAGCTCACCCCTGAGCAGCGCCAGCAGACCCTCATCCTGCGCGACGCTGACGAGCTGGGCGAGCTCATCACCAACCGCGAAGAAGCAATGGCCGCCGAGACCATGCTGACCAACGGCTGCGTGATGAAGCACATCGCCGACGACGTCGACAAGGCCGACGAGATGGAGATCCGTTTCTACTCCGAGGCCAGCAACCCCGCGACCTACACCCCGACGGCCAAGTGGGACGCCACCGGCGGCAAGATCCTGAAGGATCTGGAGGCCATGATCCGTATGCTGACCAAGCGCGGCCTCCGCGCTTCTGATCTGGTCTGCTCCCCGGACGTGGCTGACACCATCATCAACGACGCAGCCGTGCAGAAACTCCTCGACAACCGCCGCATCGAGATCGGCAACGTGGAGCCTGAGCTGCTGCCTGACGGCGCCGCCATCGTGGCCCGCCTGAACGTCCTCGGCCGCATCATCAGCGTCATCTCCTACGACCTGACCTACACCGACGACGAGGGCAACGACAAGCTCTACATCCCGTCCGGCAAGTGCGTCCTCACCGCTCCCGGCGCTGGCCGCACCGCCTACGGCGCCGTCTCTCAGGTCGAGCAGAGCGACGGCGAGTTCCACACCTACGCCGGCCGCCGCGTGCCGAAGTATGTGAGCAGCGCCGAAGGCAACAGCCGCACGCTGACCATCTCCAGCCGCCCGCTGATGATCCCCAACAACAAGAACCCGTTCATCGTTGCGGACGTCCTGACGAACTGAGCGCAGCAGAAAGGAGCAGAGCATGATCCAGATCATCAAGGGCACCTTCGGCTACTATAACGGCCGCAAGGTGATCCCCATCACTGAAGCAGACGGCCCTCAGAAGTTCGACGACGAGCTGGAGGCCCGTCTGGTGAAGGAAGGCGTCGCCAAGTACATCGGCGAGCCGGGCGAGACTGCCGAGCAGCCCGCACCCGCTCCCGGCGACGACGCCGACGAGCCTGCCAGCACCAACACCGCGGCCGACGAGGCCCATGAGTACAACGAGGACATGAAGCTCGACGAGCTGAAGGAAGTGGCCACGCGCTATGGCGTGGACGCCTCTGCTATGCGCAAGAAGGCCGACGTCATCGCTGCCATCGAGGCCACCAAGGCCGAGCAGCCTGATGACGGTGCCGACGACGAGGAGCCCCCTCAGATCGGCGCCGCCGATCCCGTCTGATGGCCTTCAGCTTCAAGGCGATGGTCGAGGCTGACCGTCGGCGCACGTTTCTCAATCTCGACGAGTTCGGTGAGAAGCACACCGTTGAAGGCAGAGCCATCGCCGCCGTGCTGGACGACAACGCCCTGAAGGAACGCCAAGGGGGGCAAGAGCTGAGCGTCGCGGAGTCCTCTCTGCTGCTTTACGCAGCGGTCGAGGATCTGCCCGCTCGGCGCCCGGCGGGCGAAGGGCTAAACGTCGACGGCCGCGAGTACATCGTCAACGACTGGAGCGAGGACATGGGGATCGCCACCGTGGCCCTCGGCCAGACTGTCACCATGTAGGAGGTGCCCCATGTCCATCGTCAACAGCATCGAAACCGTCCGGGACTGGCTGACCACCGAGGTCTGCCCTCTGGTCAAGCTGAAGCTCCCCGACGACAACGCAACGGACGCCTCCTACCCATACAAGCTGGTAAACCCGGCCGCGTTCTCGCTTTTCGTACCATCGAAGGACAGGACGCCCCCAAACATCGCCGCGCCGATCCCGTCGGTCTGCGTGCAGATCGTTCAGGGCGACGACGACCTGCTCAAGAGTGCCCGAGACATCAAGATCCGGCTCTGCTTCTCAGCGTGGGATCCCGGCTACCACGGGCCCGACATCTTCAAGCCGAAGGGCGACGGCAGCGGCACCTACATCCAGCAATACAACGAGGCGGCGGCCTCCTACTTCGTGAAGAACGGAGAGGGCTGGCGTGACGCATGGAATTTTGTGGACACAGCTCTCCGACTGATTGAAAACGCCGAGTACCTCGGCGACCTCCGCGTCATCAAGGAGAAGGGCATCACCTTCGGCCCCGTCACGGAGCAAGACGCCGTCCCCGACTTCTACCCGTACTGGTTTGCATGGGCTGAGTTCTCCGTCGAGGAGACACTGACCCGCAACCCGAAAAGCTACCAACACCTGCTTTAAGGGCAGCCGCTCGGCTGCCCTAATTTCATGCAAAGGAGGATAAGCAGATGGCAAACGAATACCTCTACGGCGCCTACGGCCACATCGGCGAGACCGTGGCACAGAGCGCCGTGCAGGCGGGCACCACGCCGGTCTATATCGGCACGGCACCCGTCAACCTCGTGCGCGGCTTCGGCAAGGCCGGCATCATCAACGCGCCGATCAAGATCACCAGTCTGGTCGACGCTCAGAAGAAGATCGGCTACTCGTCCGACTGGGGCACCTTTACCCTGTGCGAGGCCGTGTACGCGCATTTCAACAACACCCTCGGGAATATCGGCCCGATCTACGTCATCAATGTGCTCGACCCCTCCGCGGGCAAGCACCGCAAGGAGGCGGCCACCACCAAGGCCCTCACCTTCACCGGCGGCCGCGCCGAGTTCGCCAGCGACAAGATCATCCTCGACACCCTGACCATCGCAAAGAATGACAGCGGCAACTACGTCGAGGGCACCGACTACGCTGTGGACTATAACTTCACCAAGGGCACGGTCGTCATCACCAGCCTGAAGGACGACGCGCAGCTCGCCGGCAGCCTGACGGCCAGCTTCAGCGAGGTGGACGACTCTGAGATCGCAGACAGCGACATCATCGGCGGCGTCACCTCCTCCGGCGAGTACAGCGGCCTGAGCGCGATCGCGCTGCTCTATCCCGAGCAGTTCGCGGTCTGCAATCTGATCGCGGCCCCCGGCTGGAGTCACAGCCCTGCCGTCTACAACGCCATGCTGACGGCCTGCAAGAAGATCAACGGCCACTGGGACGCCTTCGTCGTGGCCGACCTGCCCCTCGTGGACAGCACCGCGCAGGCGGTCGACACGATCACCAAGGCGATCGCATGGAAGAAGGCCAACGCCTTCACCGGCGAGCGTTCTAAGGTCTACTGGCCGCAGGCTGTGGACAACCTCGGCAACGTGTTCCATCTGAGCACGCTGGCCGTGGTCGAGCTTATGCGCGCTGACTTCAGCCACAACAGCGTCCCGATGGAGACCTGCGGCAACAAGGCCATCCCCGTCATCAAGCAGTATTTCGGGGCCAACGCCAACAACCGCGGCTTCGACCAGCAGACCGGCAAGGAGCTGACGCAGAACGGCATCAGCACCGCCGTCGCATGGGGAGGCGAGTGGGTACTGTGGGGCGACCATACGGCTGCCTACACATACGGCGCAGACGTGGATCCTCGCGCGATCTTTGACGTCTCCATGCGTATTTCTTCAGCTATTTCCCGGAGCTCAAACCATCACCGAAAGGAGACACAACTCATGGCCCAAAAACTGAGCAACCTCGCAAACAAGTCGAAGGTCAAGTTCGGCAGCCTGTACGGCAGCCCGATCGTCTGGATCGTGGCCGATAAGAACCACGCAGGCTACCCATCCAACAGCGTCACTCTCGTGACCAACCAGATCATCAAGATGCTGTGCTTCGACGCGACAGAACCGAGTAACGGCAACAGCGACCGCCGCAGCTACGGCAACAACCGCTACATCTACTCGAACCTGCGCCAGTGGCTCAACAGCCCCGCGGCTGCCGGCCGGTGGTACACCGCACAGCACTCCGCAGACCAGACGCCGGACTCCTCCCACGTCTGGAACGGCGTCAACCCGTACAGTGGCCTCGCCGGTTTTCTGAACGCCTTCACCGCCAACGAGCGGGCGGCTCTGCTGAACACCACCATCACGGTCGGCAAGAGCTCCACAGACGGCGGCGGGACGGAGACCTGCACGGACAAGATCTTCCCCCTGTCCTGCACTGAGGTCGGCCTGAGCGGCGACCACGTCTGCGGCAGCAAGCTGGCGATCTTCAGCGACAACAACAGCCGCATCGCCACCGTGACGGCCTCCTGCGTCGCCAATTCCAACTATTCCAGCAACCCGGGCTCTGGTGCCGCGTGGTACTACTGGCTGCGGGACGCCTATGCCGGCTCGGCCGGCGGCGCCCGCGGCGTCGTCACCGGTGGCGCTCTGGACTGGGGCTACGCCTACGGCGGCAACGGCGGCCTGCGCCCCGCTTGTAATCTGTCCTCTGATCTCCTGATCTCCGACTCCGTCGACTCGGATGGATGCTATACAGTGATCTACAATCAGGCGCCCACAGCGCCGTCGTCCATCACTGTCCCGAGCGAAGTGCTCGGCGGCGAGAACCTGAGCATCTCGTGGGCGGCCTCCACCGACCCCGACGGCAACCTCTCCGGCTACGTTCTGGAGCGCAAGGTCGGGAGCGGCACATGGGCGCAGGTCTACAAAGGATCCGCGCGCACCTACACCGACACCATCACCTACGGATGGACAAGCGTGCAGTACCGCGTCAAGGCATACGACGCCGCCGGCGCAGAGAGCGCGTACACCACCAGCGCCACCCGCACCGTCACCAATAACCGACCGCCCGTCATCAGCGGCACGGACGGCGCCCTCGGCAGCTTCAGCACGGCGGCCCCGTCCTACGAGTACACCGTCACCGACGCCGACGGCCATCAGGTCGACGTCGTGGAGATGCTGGACGGCGTCACGCTGCGCAGCTACACCGTGACCCTCGGCCATACCAACACGCTGACGATCGGCTCCGAGGCGTGGCTGAAGGTCGTGAACGGCAGCCACACCCTGAAGATCGTGGCGACCGACGCCAAGGACGCCAGCGTCACCCGCACGCTGACCTTCACCAAGGCCGTCACGTCCGTCGAGTTCGAGCAGACCCTCGCTATGGAGGCCGACGCCATGCCGACCAAGGCCCTCGTCAACATTCAGGGCAATTTCCCGGCCGGCTGCACGCTTCAGGTCTGGATCTGCAACAACGGCAACGACGCGAGCCCGACGTGGGAGGACATCACACAGAAGGCCCGCACCGGCCAGAAGCACTATTTCACCAACCAGACCAAGACGGCCGCAGCGTGGGGCGTCAAGGTCAAGGCCAAGCTGCTCCGCGGCTCCGCTACGGAGACCTGCTACATCCAGTCGATCGGAGGTAACTTTGCATGATTAAGCACAGAGCTGACAGCATCAAAGAGCTGAACGAGAAACAGGCCGCAGAGGCCAAGAAGGACAAAACCATCGCCGAGCAGGCTGACACCATCGAGCTGCTGAAAGGCTGCATCATGGAGCTGGCCGACGTGGTCTACGGCGACGGAGGGGAGGTAACAGCATGAGCAAGATCGTCGAGCTGTACGTCAAGGAGCTGACCCGCGAAGGCTCCACCATGACCATCAACGACGTCCCGAAGAAGCTGCGCAAGCAGGTCGAGGACGCCATCGCTGCCATCGAGGCAGCCGCAAACGCTGGCACCGCGAAGGAAGGGGCGAGCGAATGATCGCCCGGGCCCTCGCGTGGCTATTATTAAAAATTGCAGGAAAGGAGGAGCGTGAAATGCTGGTACGTCTGTATGCAGGCGAGATCATCATGGGCCGCATCACCGAGGACAACGTCCCCGCGAAGCTGAAGGCCCGCGTGCACAAGTATCTCGTCGACATGGGCTACTTCGACGACGTCGAGGAGTAAGCCCAACAACAAGGAGGGCCGCGTCCTGCGGCCCTCCGGCTTTTATGAGGTGACACAATGATCGAAATCAACATCGGCGCGCTCGTCGTCCTTCTCGGGATCCCGACGGCCGCGACCGGCTTCTGCTTCTGGATGCTCGAGCACAGGATCCAGAAGCGCGAGAAGCAAAAGGAGGCCGAGGAGGCCAAACGGCAGAAAGAGGCAGCGGCCCGAGAGCGTGCCCGTGAAGATCTCCAGATCATCACCATTCAGGGCACGTCGGCAGCCATCGCTCTCGGCGAGGCGACGGCCCGGGCCGTGCAGCGCATCCCTGACGCGCATTGTAACGGGGATATGCACGCGGCCCTCGACTACGCTGCCAAAATCAAACACGCGCAGAAGGACTTCCTCACCAGTCAGGGGATCCACGCGATCATCGACTAAGGAGGTGAGCAGCATGGCCGCAAAGAAACGCCGGCGCAAGCGTAAAAAGAAAATCGAGGCGAGCAAAAAGCTCGCATACTGGGCGGCCAGCGTGGCAACGCTCAGCGCAGCCAGCTCTCTGCTGCTCTCTGCCTTCGGGCGCGACCCGGTCGGTGAGCTGACCGGCACCATCTTCACCGCCTGCGTCGGCTATCTAATCACATACGCCGGCAAGAGCCTCGGCGAGAAAATCAGCCGAAACCGCCACGGGCTCGACGCCGACGGCAACCCGCTCCCGGATCCGTCCGGGGGCACTCTCAACAATGAGGAGGCACAAGGATGAACACCATCGACATCACCCCCATCGTCAACGCAGCCATCGCCCTGATCGGCGCCGGCGTGAGCGTTTTTCTGATCCCGTGGCTCAAGAGCCAGACCACCGAGGCACAGCGCAAGGAGCTGACCGCGTGGGTAAAGATCGGCGTCGCTGCTGCTGAGCAGCTCTACAAGGGCGCCGGCCGCGGCGAGGAGAAGAAGCAGTACGTCATCGACTTCCTGAAGCAGAAGGGCTTCAAGGTCGACGAGGAAAGCGTCAGCAACGCGATCGAGGCAGCAGTCAAGCAGCTCAACACCGAGGGCCTGACTATCGAATGACGGAGAGGGCGGGCTCCGGCCCGCCCTTTTCTTGCTTGTAAAGGAGGTAAACCCATGAAAAACCAGAACACCAACGACATCAGGCTGAAGCCCGGCGAGACCATCACAGACGAGACTCTCGACGAGCTGACCGGCGGGAAAGGAGACGACAATGAGTAACAGCCCTCTGGTGGTCTACACCAAGCTCAGCCCGAACCACTCGGGCAAGCGCACCAAGAAGATCGACACCATCACGATCCACTGTATGGCCGGCAACTGCTCCGTCGAAACCTGCGGCAACCTGTTCGCAAGCTCCTCGAGGCAGGCGTCCAGCAACTACGGCATCGGCACCGACGGCCGGATCGCCCTGTACGTCGACGAGGCAAACAGCTCGTGGTGCACCTCGTCCAACGCCAACGACCAGCGGGCCGTCACCATCGAAGTCGCCAACAACGGCGGCGCGCCTGACTGGCCCGTCTCCGCGAAGGCATACGCCGCGCTGCTGGATCTCGTGACCGACATCTGCAAGCGCAACGGCATCAAGCGCCTCGTCTGGTCGACCAGTAAAAACGACCGCGTGAACCACCTGAACGGCTGCAACATGACCGTGCACAGGGACTACGCGAATAAGAGCTGCCCGGGCAACTACCTCTACAACCGCCACGGCCAGATCGCGGCCGAGGTCAACAAGCGCCTCGGCATCACGGACGCAGGCGGCAGCACCGGCGGCCAGACCTCCGGCAACACCGAGACCGGTCTGAAGGTCGGCGACGTGGTCAACTTCAAGGGCACACAGCACTACACCAGCGCAGCGGCCAAGGACGCCAAGACCTGCAAGCCCGGCAAGGCCACCATCACGGCCATCGCGGCCGGCAAGGCGCACCCGTACCACCTGAAGGCGGTCAGCGGCGGCGGCTCCACCGTTTACGGCTGGGTAAACGCTGCGGACATCTCGACCGGCAGCACCGGCACGGCCACGAGCTACCGCGTGCGGACGACGGCCGACGTGCTGAACATCCGCAAGGGCCCCGGCACCAACTACGGCGTCGCCGGCCAGATCAAGGGCAAGGGCATCTACACCATCGTCGCCGAAGCCGCAGGCCCCGGCGCGACCAAGTGGGGCAAGCTCAAGAGCGGCGCGGGCTGGATCTCTCTGGACTACGTCACGAAACTCTAAAACCGCATAGAAAAGCAGAAACCCGCCCGGAGATCCCGGGCGGGCTTTTTCTGTTATGTGGGGCTTTACTCCTCGGCGTCAGGATCCGGCGCTTCACCGGCAGCGGCGAGCTCGGCCTCTGTGGGCTGGAACCGCAGCACACGGCCCTCGGAGTCATAGAAACCGCCGAGCAGGATGGTGAAAATATCGACCAACCAGCCGATCCCGCAGGCCCCGGCCGTCAGCAGCCAAATGACGCCCGTGCCGGTTTTACCGACATAGAACCGATGGGCCCCGAAGAAGCCGAGGAAGATGCACAGTAGCAGCGCCACCGTCTTGCTTTTCGGCGACGTCGGCCGCTGCGCTGCGGGGATGCTGACCGCGCCCTGCTGCGCGCCGGACTTCCCGCCGGAGCTCGTCGTATATGACAGACCTGTCCCGGGGATCCCGACGGTCGTGTGGCTTTTCCCCGTCGTGCTGACCGTGTGCTTCAGACCCTTCGGGCCGAAGCTGATGCTCGCGCTCTTTTTGTTCAGGTTTACCCGGACACCCGGGGCCACCTTAAAGCTGCGTCTAAACCTTGTACCCATGCTTTTCCCTCCTATGTGCGCTTTTTAGCGTTTAGTCATCTTTGGCAAAATATTACCACGCCAAAACTGGTAAAGTCAATATTGCATAGTCATCTTTAGCATAAAGGGGGGCGAGGGCTGCGAAAATATACAAACCAGACGGCAGGTGCAACATCTCCGGGGAGAGAGTCAGGGAGGAGCGGCTGCGGGCAAACCTGTCACAGGAACAGCTCGCCTACAAGCTCCAGATCATCGGGCTGGACGTCACGCAGAAGGTCATCAGCAGGATCGAGAACGGCAGCCGAGTCGTCGCTGACTACGAGCTGGACTATCTGGCGACCGCTCTCGGCACCACCATCAACCACCTGCTCGGGAAAGAATGAGAAAACCGCACGGCAGCGACGCCGTGCGGCTTTTTTTGTGGAAAAACGCGGGAAAATGTTGAAAATCTGCCGAATTATGCTTGACATTATAGAGCAAATGCTCTATAATATAATCACAGGCAAGGGATAGCCGAGTACAGAAAGAAAGGAGAGCAAAACCGCGGAAAGGAGGCAAAGCCGTGGATGCTGAGCAGATGAAAAAACTGCTCGAGCTGCTGGAACAGGCTCTAAAGTGTGAACAGGTTGCCACCATTACGATCACAATAAAGCCGAACCAAAAGCCCAAGCAGTAAGGTCGAAGGACGGCGGGAAAAATCCCGCCCGCCGTTCCTTTTCATTATAACCACGAAACCACGGCAAAGTCAAGCGGGAGGAACAACATGGACATCTCGATCAAAGTGACCTACAAAAGCGAGGGGCTGCAAAAGCTCCGCAAGGCTGCCGGCCTGTCTCAGTCTCAGCTCGCCGATCTGGCCGGGATCAAGGTGCAGGTGCTCCAGCAGTACGAGCGCGGCGCCCGGGACATCAACGGCGCGAAGCTGCCGACGCTGCTGAAGATCTGCAACGCGCTGGAGTGCAGGCTGGCCGACATCATCACAGACGAGGAGACGCTCGAGCTCCTGAAAAAGTACGAGGAACACTGA